TACAGAACTCGGAATCACAAAATTGTAAGATAGTTTGCTTACCGATTTTGTGAGAAAATCAGAACCTGCTAAAGCCTGACTTACTTGTGCAGTAAACGCCTGAGTGCTTATCTCGTCAGAATATATTTTTCGAACATCTAACTTTCCGTCCGCCCCTAGATTCCAACCGGTTAATTGGCTAGTATAATTACTAGTTCCTATACCGTACCCAAAATTAATATTTCCGTTTGCTCTTAGCACCTCCGAAAAGACGTTAGTCGTGGGCATAGCTCCAAGAGCCAGGTCCTGATAGGCTGCGCCATTATAGGCCAACACGCGTGCGCCATACTGAGATGAAACATAGTTAGCCACATAAGTACCCTTACCTAAAGGAAATGAAGGATACTGTCCGTAGAATATCCCGCCCTCGGAACTCTCTATACCTTGCACAGTTAATGAACCTGAAACCGTTAAATCGTCACCAAAATTGGACGTCCCATCGGCATTTAGGTTCAACTGAAAATTGGACCCTATTAATCGTCCTAGAGATAATTTCTGGTAGTTGACTCCATCATAGGCTAATACACGAGCCCCGTATGTTGGTGATACATAATCGGCCACGTAAGTCCCTAACCCCGAGGGGAAAGGAGAATACTGTCCGTAGAATAAACCGCCCTTAGAACTCTCTATTCCCGCAGAAGAAAGAGCGCCTAGGAAAGTTCCCGTATTTCCGTATAAACTATCTACCGTTCCCGATATGGAATGAAGATTAGTGGCTTCGACGCTCCCTAGCGTAGCTAATCCAACGATCGTACATGCCGCAGCCTTAAGCAAATTAGCAAACGTTCCGTTCATCCCCTTTACCTCCGGTGCATCAATCTCACTAGCTGTAGCCTTTCCCGAGACATATATGTCTTTAGCAAAGGATATATTTCCATTGACGGTATCATCGTTTAACCTAGACACCGATTTATTCGCGATTTCTTGCAAAGACCTGAGAGAAGAAAAGACATTGTCATTAGTTAAAGCCGTAGTTAAGTCCGTCGTTTTTACTATAGTTATGTCGCCGCCTGTCCCCCCGCCGCCTTGCTCATCCGAGCCGCTAGCCATCCCATAAAATCCAGCTATGGATGATATGTTTGTATCCGTTGTGAAATCGGCGTCTACCTCGGCTAAGTATCCTTGATCCAGCCATTTCACTTCTATATTAAAGAGCGTCGGGGAGTAAGTCAATCCCCTACTGTATACTTCCTTATTATCGCAAAGTCTGACTATTCTTAGGGCGTCGCATAAATACTCGGGAGCAACGCAAATGAACTTGTGCTTCTTTACGCTACTCTGACTCTCGATAAAGGTATATCCGCCTCGAGCCTGAGAAGCCTCCTCGAAATCATATTCGGGCTTTCCTACCTGGGAATCGAGATATACGACGAACTTAAAGTTCTCTGTGAAATCTATCGTTCCCTGTGTAAAGCCTATACTGAATGAGTTATAGTAAGTTATCTTTATATACTGATCTACCGAATCCACTAGATTTATCAGATCGGAGTACAGAACACTCCCCTGGGTAAATGTTACTTTCAGATAATAAGTTCCCACTTCAAATGATCCCGCAAAATCGGCGCCCACATATTTCAATATGTTATAATCGCCCATCTGTTTAACTGTTAGCCCCCTAGCAGTCATTAAAGCTGTAATATCCTGAATATCATTTGTCTCAAAGTTAATGATCTCGATCTTAGAAACCGTTGTTATAAGAGGGTCAATAACAACTTGAAAAGGGAGAATATAATTAGAGGGCATTACTAACCTAAATATCTCTCCGTAGGCATAATCTTTATTGTGCTCCTGAAAGGATAGGTCCTCATAAAAAGGTATGGGTGATATATTATTGCTTACTAAAATCATATTGTTATATATTAGCTATTATATTATCAGCTTCGAAAGAAGCCTTTACCTCGGCCAAATATCCTTGATCTAACCATGACATAGTTGTCGAGAAAGTATTCGGATAATGATCTCCGTACTTATCACTCACTTTTCTAGTATCACAAAGGGATATTACTCTTAGTGCATCACATAGGTATTCAAGGGCCGTAAAGTTGAAATTGTATTTCTTCTTACTCGTCTTAACTTCCTCATAGGTATACCCTAGTCGAGTAACTGATTCCTCCTCAAAAGTATAATCCGGCCGACCCAACTGAGTGTTTATAAATACCACAAACTTGAAGCCGTCGGAAAAACTTATAATACCAAAATTAGGTTTAAGATCAACTGTATTAGAATACTCTATACGGGTATAGTCGATATAGGAAGAAGTAAGGGCTATAATCTCGGAATAAAGCATAAGTCCGTTAGACGACTCAATCCTTAAGTAGTATTCTCCCTCTGGAAGAGAATCTACAAGCAAAGTGTCTCTCGGATTATACTTTATTATGTTATACCCGTCTTCGGTAATAACAGAAAGCGAAGTAAGCTTACTCGTAATATCCGTCTCGGTTAGGTCGTTAACGTTACAGAGATAAACCTTACTTATAGCCGTTATCGTAGAAGAAACGCAGACCTGAAAGGGTATAATATAGTTTACGGGCATACACAGAGGTACAATTTGCCCGTAAGCGTAATCCCTATTCTGACTTTGCTGATCAAGGGATTCAACAAAAGCTAAGGGCGATATATTATTCTCGTATAAGATCATGCCACAAATATAGACAATTTATCCTACCAAGAAAATAATTTTAATCTAATTTAGCATTTTATTTTTATGTTGGAGCAAATAGCAATGTAGCCTTTATGTTTCGAGTCGTGAGATTAATGTCAAGACTATCTATCTGCCCGTTACCTAACCCCGTTTTAATGTAGCTATTCACGTCAGGATCAATGTCAGACTTGAACGTAATATCCTGAGACATAAACTTCTTCAAGCCTTTTATGGTCAAAGTATTGCTAAGCACTATGGTGTCGTCTGAGTTAGTGAACTCGGCTTGATCCCCTGGCATATCGTACAGGTAATAGTTAAGTAAGTGAGCCCAGGTGGCATATACGTTCTGAACATAAGCTTTGTACGTGATATTCACATTACTATCAGTCAAGCTGATCTCAGAGATTGGGACCTCAAAGGTCCCATCAGTATTTTTTATCGGGCACAGTAGAGCAAACCCGTCAGAAGAGAATGAGGAGGGACTAGATAACATGTAGTCCACGTCCGGCGTGAAATCCGATATACTTAGCGAATTAACCCCCGAAATAGTACTCAGATACTTAGATAACATCTTTATGTATATGCCTAAGAAAGGTTCGGCAGCTTTATCACCCCAGGAAAACTCTACGCGCCTATAAAGATTGTCTTTACTATATGTTGCCGTATTCTGCATGAAGGAGAAAGTCTTTCCGTTAAAGGCATCCTTGAGAGCCGTCGTATCAATGGATATTGATTTAATATCGTTTGTGTAGCTTCCGCCATTCATGAACCAACTTATATGCTCGACACGAAATCGTTTATCATCGTCGATAAACCAATAGCAACGAAAGCAATCGCGAAGCATCTCCATTAAACTCTCAAAGGTAAAGGGCGCTTTCTGAGCCGCCTGATCGTATTCCCCTTCAAGTATATTAGTCTTTTGAGTAATGAACAGGTAGAACTTATCCAGGGCCAGGGGGTCGGTATCCCCATAGAGAAACTGACTATACGTAGTAGTAGCCTCGTGCGTTATGTCCGGCGCTATCTTTTTCAAGTATGCTTTAATTACGTCCGCAATAAAAAAGGCATCCTTCATCGTATATGTCTTTCGGTAAGCTAGATCGGTAGTCATGTAGTCCGTACCATAGTTAAACCATAATGAAGCATTTCCCCATCCCCCCTGACATAATGGTATAGGCCTCTCTATCTTAGGATAAATCGTCAAAAGCTTATTTGGAGAGAAATAATCCCCTAGATCGTTTGCCCCGTAGCCCCTATTTATGTCCTCCGTGAAAGGAGAACAATAGAAATCGCCACCTGTAAAAGGTGAACACTTCGGGTAGTTTAAATTAGTGTCTATAATGTCGTTTGACGGTACATCATGAACGGTACTTCCCGTCACGTTATCACTAAATATCAAGCGCGCATACATAGTGTGTTGAAGGAAATTGGTTACCGTAACCTTGTCCGAAGTGTTATTCGGGTTAGTCAAAGTTAAATCATTATCCCATAGATCATCCGTATTCACGAAGGTGCCTGCATACAATACAGTTTCAAAGGTAGAAGTGTCTGGTGTTGGATTGAATACAATCTGTAGAGTGACACTAGACGTAGCTGTGCTCCATCCCCATTTCATATAATACGAATCATCGTTAGTATGCAGACGGTCCGAACCAAAATATGTAAAATAGGTGTATAGAGTTCCGTATACCCCGTTGACCTTTGGCTCCGTTGCTCCCTTTACCGTTATTTCGGCAAGGGACTTTCGAGGGGCAAAGAAGTAAGTATTCTCGAGGGTATCAACATCATCCTCCGAAGTGGCTACGTCCGTTTCCCAATAGTAGCCCCCACAGAAATTAGATAACACAGAACCGCCGGACTCGTAGAATTGTATAATAGGGCGCTTGTGTAGGGTAAGCTTAGAGGTCGCGCATCCTAGTTTAATTAGATCATAGGAATTACTATACTCAAGGAGAATATTAGTATAATTGTCATGCGTATCAAAACCCAGAGTACATTGCTTTTTATCGTAGTCAAAAGTACAATCGGTCTTATTGAATATACCTACATAATATTCCTCATAGACGTTTGAATCTTCATTCAACTTGTATATCCTGAACTCGAGGTCATGATTAATACTAGTATTCCTCATTACCGTGAAGTCCAGGCCCTCCAATTTAATAGTGCCACTTATGGTAGACCTAAAAAACATCTGGCTACTCTCTCGTGTCACTTTCTTATTCATGGCGTTGTATACAGGCGAAACAAGAGTATCCGTATAAACCGTATCATTTACATCGGTGTACTCCCTTATATAGAATTGATATTTAGGTATCTTCATTATCCTTATCCTCTTATTATTCTTTTCACATTGCCCCTGATCTCTATTACCGTTCCGTCGGGAAGCGTATAAATCTTAGAGGCGTTCTGTTTCTTTATTTCTACTAGCGAGTTTTCTATTCTTGATACATCCGTTCTGCTATTAACTACCAGATTAATATTTTGCCCGGACTTATCAAAAATATTTCCGTATTTCTCTTCGAACACACCCCTGTTAAAAGCTTTAATAACATCCGGAAGTACTTTTCTGTACTTGTTAGTGTTTCGTTTATTGATAACGGCCAAAGCCTCTCCCCCTTCTGCTTTGCGCATACCTTTACGGTTACGACCTATTGGTATGTCGTTTCCCGAACTGTGCGATCCGCCCTCAAGGAACTCAAGACCTCCCTCCCCGTATGAAGTGCTCGCGTTTGCCTGAGCTTTGGTAACTTGCCTTGCTTTGACTTTGGCTACCGCAAAACTCGTCCACATGGTTCCTATAGCCGCAATGGCCAAAGCCGGGCCAAGGATAGGAATCGTAGCAAAGGCCTTCCATAATTCAGCCGAAGCCGTAATCAAAGAAGACGTTTGCGTAATAGTGTTCAGGGCCTCTTGCCTATTCTGAGACTCCACTAACAGTTTCTCTTTCTCTTTCTGGTTCTTCTTATCCGTCTCGAGTTGCTTCTTAGCTGTGGCCACGTTGTTGGCGTACCCGTTAGCCCGGGCCGTAACCTCAGCGTCATAAGTAGATTGAGCGGCTTGCGTCTTTTTCGAAGCGGTATCTACCTCTACTTGAGCGAGCTCCGTATCAGATTGAAGTATGTTACTTAGCTGTGTTAACGTTTCCTTAGCCACCGTTTTAAGTGTGGACTGCTGATCCGTAGTAAAACCTAATTTGTCAAGTATGCTACTATTCTTATCGAGTTTCTTTGACTCCTTATCTATATCTTTAATAGCAGCTACCGCGGCGTCCTTTTCGGCATCGGACATCTTAAGCTGACCATTCTTCGCCAACTCAAGTTTCTCCTCCCAAAGGGCTTTTTCCTGAGCTAACTTGAACTTATTCACCTGGTACTCGTTACGCTGAACCTCATTGAAGACGTTAGCGTCTACAGTCTGCTGCTCGGAAAAAGCGTCTAACTTAGTACTGCCCGTAAGTTCATTTCCCTTTTGCTGATAGCTAGATATAATATCGCCCTCGTATAATTGCTGATCCGGCGCTTTCTTACTATTCTGAATAATAGCGATCTGCATCTCTATATTCAACAGTTTCTGCTTTAACTTAAGCTCTTGCTCCGATCCCTTTTTAGTGGTCTCAAGTTGTAAATTAGTCGTTTGTTCATCAATCTGTAGCAAAGATACCTGGCGATCTTTTTCGATGTCCTCAAGGTTCTTAGTAACAAGTAATTGCTTATTCTTAACTGTCTCAACGATCGTATTCTGCGTGGCATTAAGCGTGGCAATCTGTTCTTTACTTAGCTTCTTATAGTGCTTACCTCCATCATTAAGTATCTTCTTATTCTTTTCGTAAGTTATGCCTAGCTCTCTGGTCTCCGAATTATAGGTATTCATTGCTTCCTGGCGACGCTTAACGAACTCGTCTCTCTCCAAAGCGGTGATACTCTCCTCGTACTTCTTCTGCACGGAGGCGGAAGTCTGCATAATCGGTATAGTTTCGTCCGTTAACTTCTTAGGGGCTTTCGCCTTTTTCGGAGTTCTGTGACTCGTATCTATCCCGGCGCCACTAAGGATATTGTCGGCTTGATCCGTATACTTCTGAAATAGCTTTATGTACTTATCTCCCTCAGACTCTAGTTCTTTGCTAGTTCCCCCAAAAAGATTGGCGACAGTCTTATCCGCTTCCGCATACGATCCGTGTTTGCTTCCGAAAGCATTTCGTGTGGAGGATATAGCGAAGGAAAGAGCCTTTTTGTACCAGGGCTTTCCGTTTATTTTTTCTAAATCCTCCTCGTTTTTCTTGATCATTGCACTCTCGTACGATTTAGAAGCCAAGTTCATGGCCGCGGTAGCTTTAGCCCTCAGTGCCAGGGACTCTATGACCGCCGCTGTATTTTTAACGAATACATTATAAGCCTCATTTACGTTGAGCACAGAGACATTCAAGTTCTTAAACTCACTCTGATTATCATATATCCATTGTTTTTGTCCCTTAGCGTCTCCCGCTAGGGCTTTCCATTCGGCTGATAAACTTTTTATCTTTGTAACTTGCGATCCGTAAGAGGTATCATTAGCTAACTCGTCTTGAAGATTGGCCAACTCCTTTCGCATAGTTAGTATACCCAAATCCCCGGCAGCAAGACTACCTACAAAGTCTACTATCTGTTTACCATACATACTGAAAGCAGTAAGTACAAGGATAAGCATAGTGTTCATACTAAACAAAGAACTCGCGATCCCTCCTACAACACTTGACGTCGGCTTTCCCTCTGCAATAGCCGCTTTATTCTGCATACGTAATCTCTGAATCTCGTCCACCATGATGGGGACGTTATTAGAGATCGCCAAGAAAAAGGTATTCATAGAAATGGCAGCGGAAGGTAGTTCCCTGACTATCTGATTGACGGACATCCCGAGGCCGTCCCAAGCTTTGCCATAGTTGCCGACGGATAATGTGTGCATTCCCGTAGCCTCCTGCATCTTAATCATAGACTCCCTTATCGCAAGTGTCTGCTTCTCAAGTTGGCCACCTGTTGCTACGTTCTTACGTTCCTCATCGGACATCGCATTAAGACGTATCTTATTCAAACTGTATTGTGCGCTAAGGCTATTATACGATCCCTCTTTTTCGGAGTTGATCGTAGCCTCCAACTTAGAGACCTGTGTTGCCTCCCTTATCTGAGCGTTGAGAAGCATAGACTGCCTATTCTCGTCGGATTTAGCATAGGCTAGCCTTTCTTCAAGGGCGATCTGCTTAGCTAACTCGGAGGTTCTGGCCGCATTAAGCGACGTGGCTTCACTACTAGTCTGATTAGCCTCTTTTTGCGTCACCACTTGTTGACGTAACATCTCGTCGAAGTCTTTTATCCCACTTTGCAGTTGTAGAACCCTGGCTATTAACTGAGAGGCCTGGGTCGAACTGATAACTTGCTGAGCGGACATCCCCGCTAACTCGTCTTTAGCGGCTTTTAGCTCCGCCTTCATATTGGCATACGAAGTAGACGTAGTATTTACATACTGCGCCATCGTTCTGTTCTCAGAGTTTGCCTGAGCCGTAAGAACCTTAAGCTCCTGTATCTTAGCACCTACGTCGGAAGTGGCTAAGGCCAATTCCTTTTGAGCCCTAGACAAACGAGACGCTTCGTCAGTAGACTTCTTAATCTCCTGGCGCCCCTCCGCGGTTGCTCCACTAGTCTTCTTTAGCGACGTAGCTGTTTCCTCGGCACTCCTTTTAACCGTGCTTTGTAAGTCTACCAAAGAAGTCTTTACTTCCCCAGCCAGGCGGATGAACTCAGTTAGGGAGTCGTCCGGTTGAATCAGGTCTGAATATTTTACAGGGTCCATTATATTTATTTTTTCAGGGACTTACGTTCCTCGTCAATCTGCCTTTTAATTAATTCGATGGCATTGAAAAATTGTAAGACTGTCATATCCTCCGTACTCATCCCGTTGAATCTCTGACTTATCGTACACCTTGAAGCCTCGAAGTTCTTATCATATTTGACCTCTATAGAGTTTCGTCCTACGAAGGTATTTGGCCTATAAAGACCAAAGAGATACTCGTCGATCTTATCTATCTTTTCGGTATTATCTTTTTCAGTTTTTATGCCGTCCAATACAAGAAGCGTTCTCTCTTTGATCTTATCATAAGCCTCCTTTTCCATAGGGTTGTCATCAAACTCTTTAAAGTAAGTTGCTAGCTCTAGGTCTATTTTTTTTTTAAATCTACTGAGAAAACTCAATAAACTACTGTGACTAACCTTGTTTATTTCCTTAAGTACCTCCTTAAGATGATCATCGGAGAGGTCCTCGTTCTTTTTTCCGTCGATACTATGTATTAATGCGGTGAAGGCCAAATACTGAGGTGATATTTCGCTATTTATCATAGCTATATTTTGCCTCATGTTCTGTAACTCTTTTATTGCAAACTCCTTATTACCTGCATTTATCAATTTGGCTATCCGTTGGATGTGGTCATTCAAGCTATCCACATCCGAGCCTATGCCCGAATCAATCAGGAGATACTTATTGTACTTCTGAAAGTTTGCAATCGGCATCTCATCAATGCTATCGTAAACGGTTATTATTTTCGTACCTAGCGTTAAATTCTTCATAATAGTATTCGGCATATAGGTGTTGAACATATCGCACACAGAATAATCCCATAAAGCCCGGTCGGATAGAACAATACTATCGAGGCCATTAGGGAAGTCCAAAAGGACAAACAGAAGTCGCATGAAAATAACTCGGATATTAATCTGGGCGCTTTCTCAATGACCTTGTTTCTGATTCCTGTCTTTGCTATTAGCAATATCAAAAAGGAACTAGTCAAAGCCGTAACGATTACTCCTTCTAATATATTCAACATAATTCTCTGGTTTTTAATGTCAGTTCAAAGCGCAGCCCACAATAAGGAAACATCAAATATTTCTTATCCAAAGTAGCCTGACTATATTTTTCAAAGTTATATTCCTTATATACACTTTCTAGGCGCTCCGAAACCGAAGTCACTTTAATTCCCCCCTTTCGCAGGGGCATGCTTGTAAGTGCATTAAGAATTTCTTTCTTTAATACCTCGGTATTTAGTTCCCCATCTTCATATATCGTGTCATACTTAATCCAAAATACCAAGGCCCCCGTAAGGGAAAGGTTCTGCATGGCAGAAACAGTGGCCACAGTCTGAGGGTCATATATGTGGAAGAAAGAGAAATTACCTATGTTGTCATTAGGTAAGACCGACATATATTCTTCTCCGGCAATATGAACCGCCGGGTAGGTATAGTTCGTCTCCTGTAATTTATGGGGCACATCAAAAGTATTCCAATTGATTCTGGTTTGCAGTTTATACGCCTTTCCAAACGCCGCATTCAACCAGATCAAACGCTTCTTTAGGTTATCGTTAATCTCGTAAAGGAGACCGTCGATCAATACCGGATTAGTAATGGTTACCTCATTCATACTATCTTAAATTAAAGCGTTCCCTCAATCTATTTAGGAGATAGGGAAGAACGTATTCTCTACTTAGGATTAACATATTCTCGTTAGTGAGTCCAAAGATATTATCTTTTTCTGAATTATCACTATATTTTGTCGACAAAGTTTGAGTAAGAGGGTCAGACGCAGTAATATAGAAGCTATCGACCCCAAAGATTATATAGAAAGACCGATAAAAGGCCCCCGTATCTTTTAGGGTAACCCTGTCAGTAGGCTGCCCCTCAGAGGCCTTTCTACTTATAGTCTCAGGGCGATAAGGGGCGTAGCCAAATATGTCCTGACCATCCGCATTTACGCCCTTATCATATAGCTGCTCTTGCGAGTTCATATCACATATCAAAGCTTCATCCTCTTTGATCTCTTCTGCGACAAAATCCTCTATCTGATCCCGATAGGCTATCATATTGACTATCAGTTCGTCTAACCCGTTGCTCATATCGAATGATACGTTATTCCATTGTTTCTACAAGGCAGACATATTCTGTCTAATCCTTCTGTCTCTATCTTAACCGACTTGAGAGCCTCATTCAATTGATAATTCAGACCGGACTTCTTCATCGAAGTCGAATCCCCATCAAGTTCATATAAAATCTCTGTCTTTCCTACGTTAATAGAATTAGCGTTGATCCTAACATTTGCATTGTATGCAAACTCACGAAGCATATCAATGGCCACCTGTTTAGATAGGGCATCAATAAATAGGTCTTTCTGCTTGATAAGCATATTGGTTATATCGCATTGAAGTGTTATGTCGAGATTCAAACCGTAGTTCTTATCCAAAGACATGATGTTCTTCTCGACATCCCAAAGATCAGTTCCCGTTTGATAGGTCTCAGCGGCATAGAAGGGGGTTATCTCAAGAAACTTAGACCACTGTGCCCAGGAAACATAATCTCTTCGAGAACAAGTAGTACAAGGTCCGTTAGTCCAATCAAAAGCCTTATTAATAGCTTTCTGATTATCCCCCGCCAATTCCGACTGCTTATAAGTCATATAGTAGCTGCCCCCCGCAGTAATACCGTCTGCCTCATAGGGAAGATATAAATCCGTCTGCGGAAACGCCTGAACGCCTCGTTGCGTCTTTTCCAAGGTCAGTACTTTCACCGGATCATACTTCGAAGAATGGTATATACTTAACGTAATAGTACCCGTCCCGTCAGTCTGCAAAGTGATAGAGTTTACTTTGAGAGTAACACTCTTAGATCGAACTTGATTGATCTCAAGCCCCACGATATTATTGTTATTGACAATAGTATCCACGAGTCTGCCCGTACTATCGAATAGAGCTTTATTCTCTAAGATGGTTTTATGTGTCTTACTAGCGAGCTTGTCGTTATAATAAGCAAATATCATCTTTCGAATACTACCTTCCGTTTTTCCTTGAAGCCATTCGGAGAATAAACTAGTGGGCATCCACTTACTACTCACCCCCGGTATCTCTCCAACTAGAACATTTTCAGTGGCCTTATAGATATTAGAGTCCTTCGAGACAATAGCTTTAGCGACATAGGCTTTTTCAGCGCTATATAAATCCACAGAAATGCTACTGAAATTAGGAGCAATACTTGATAGATTTTTTAGGGTGAGCAAAGGATGCACACCATTAAAATACAAGCCCGAGCTGCTAGCCGAAACTTCGCTTGAAAGGACCGGAGAAATGGGAATCGAATAATCGGGTTGCCATCCTATGAGCCCAGAAAAAGACTCTATTAAATCTGTAGTTCTTATCATTTTTGCTTTTGTTATTGGCTACAAAAATCAAAGGAGTTACGGCCGACACAACCGTCATAAGCCATAACTCCTCATCTATGATGAAACCAAAGTTCCTAAGTTCCTTTTAAGCTGCTACCTCTTTAGTGTTAACAGGATTTGTAGTAGAGTTAACAACAACCACAGGTTTAGCATAACTTGCGTTAACGTTGCTCACGTTGAAGGCCAAAATAGGATTAGGTCTTGTAGTGATGTCGCTGTTGTACGGAGTTACGAAACAAACATCAACGGCAAAGCCATAATGTTCTTTACGCACACGGTCCATATCAGCAGAAGCGGCGCCCGCAATAGCAGAATAGTTACCCTTGTCTTCGTAATAATAGGTTCCTACAGGAATGTTCAGCAATGGAAGATTGGTAACGTCCCACTCGGTTCCGTCAGCCATCTTAGTTTTGGCAACTGCCTCACGTTCGAAGCGGAACAATAAGCCCAAAGAGCCCTGTGCGATCGCGTATCCTTGAGCATACTTAGTAGCGTCAGCACCAAAGCGATTGGTGTAGTGGAATCTCTTATCCGCATACTCAATGGTTTTGTTGATGTCGTTGTAAGTGCCCTCTTTTGTCAAGTTCTTCACAATACTTTCGATACCAGCGTCGGAAACAATATCAAGGGGATCGTAGAAGTCATTAGCCTCCATGATTACACCTAAATCGCCTAAGACGTTTTCACGTTCAGTCCATTTAGCATTGATAATGGCTCCTGTTTTGTCATAAAGCAGACCGTTATTAATGACTTGAGTCTTAGCGGCTGCCAAAGCGGCAAGAGCTGAGGTATCAAGAGTAGCAGCCAATTTGTACAAATACTTCAAGAACTTCTTGTTGAAATCCTCTTGTGCGTTGTACTCGTTGTTCTGATAAAGTACCGGAACCATAGTAAATCCCCAAGCCAAAGTGGCAAAGGTGAATTGTACCATGTGAGAAGTATTCTCACTGTCCGCAATCTCCAAGGTTCTAGCGTTCCCGATAGTAACTGCGCCATCGTAGTCTACTACAGGAGTCTCAAGGATCGTTCCCATTGATCTTTGCGCGGTTGCCTTTAGCGCGTCTGTCAGAATGCTGTTAGGCATCTGATTTTGAAGCGCGAACGCATCAAACGCTCCGTAACGGGAAGGCCTGCTTTCATTTTTATCCAGATTACTCTTCTCGCGGAAGTTCTGGATTCTAGTTAATATTAAACTCATAACTTTTAATTTTTAGGCCCCTCCCATTACTCTTCGTGAGGAGGCAGATTTATCTTACTTAATTGGTAGTTCACCTACCTTGTTCTCTTGTCTAATCTCTAAGGATTTAGCTGAATAAGCCGGATCAATACTAGATATGCCCTGCTCACCCAAATACTTGCTTATCATCTCATCAGCTTCGACCTGAGTCTTAGCTGAGGCTATGTTGATAAGACTTCCGGCTCCCTTCCCCTGAGGATTGGCCCCTGTTCCAGCACCTGCTCCTTCTCTACCGGCATCAATAGCCTTAGCCAAAGCTGTTTTAGTAGTAAGAAGTTCCGATAGGGTATACTCCTTTAGGTTATTTTGTGGGTTATACAAGACGTTTCCGTCTTTATCCCGGATAACAAGAACATCCTCGCCATTTTTATTAATGAACTCGGGAGTCCCCATTGCCTTAACCTGAGCCTTTGCATTTTCTAAAAGAGCTTCTCTTATCTCTTTGTCGTCCATGCCCGGTTTAAATTTGATACCGGAAACCGCTTTACCGAACTCAGCATCAAACTTAAAGTCTTTCAACTTAGAGTCAAACTCTGTCTTCTGTTGAGCTAAAGTAGTTTCTTTCTCAGTAAGCGCGGCTTGCATCTGTTTCACCTGGGCAGTAGCGTCGTTTAACTGTTGCTTCAATGTCTCGTCTTGCGAACCCGCTTTGATCTTATTTTCCAAGTCTAACTTTTCGGCTTTCAGAGCTTCGAGTTGACTGTTAATTTCCTTTGTTCCCTCGGCTTTGACTTTCAGGGCTTCGATTACCCTTTTAGTATAGTCGTAGGATTTTTCACCTTCTTTTTTTGCTATTCCCGACGTAGTTAATACGTCGGTATCGTACTGCCCGTGTAGGCCCCCGATAGTTTTAGCAATTACAGAAGTCTCGTCGTTTTTACTAGTTTCGACGATTGCTGCTTTTTGTTCGGGAGTTAAATCCTTTAATACGGGTATCCCACTTATAATCTCTTCGGTTAACATCTCTTATTTGGTTTCAAAAGGGTTGTGTAATACTTTGTCGATAACGTAACCTAAGCTTTTGGCATGTTTCTGAAACAAGTCCCATTCGCCTCTGGTAAATCTTTGCACGTAAGGCTCTCTTATGGCCTTCCCTGTGTTCCGGTTAAAGCGTCCTGTCCCTCTAAAAATAAGGGCATGAACAAACTGTTCGCATCCGGTCTCTAACTTAAAGTCTTCCTCGGCTTTACTGATTTGAGCCTCTACAGGATGAGCCTTTGCTTCTTCAAGCGCGGCTTTCAATCGGGCAATCTCAATCTTATCTGCGGTAACTTGTACCAGAGCTTCTTTTGCGACTGTATCGACGGCTTTTACTTCTTTAGGAAGCCCCTCGATTTCATCCTCAACGTCAGCTAAGTTTGATACTACATCCGTTAACTGTTCCTGTTGCTCATCACTTAAGCCGTCAGGACTCTCACTCTTGATTTGAAGCAGCCGGGCTTTGCTCGCTTCCAGCTCCTGTTTGAGGGCTAGGAGCTCCGATTTGCTCTTGCTGTTGTTTTTCTTTGGCGTACTCATACAATACTGTTTTAATTTTATCTATTTTATCGCTAAACTTTATATCTCTTCCGAACTCAAGAATGTTTATGTTCTCGCGTTCGAACCTATCGACAAAAGTAGCAAAATTTATTTTTAATACTGCATCCATCTGATTAAGTATACCTAATTTAGATAGATTTAACATTTCATCCAGAGTTAAGTGCGGATAGGGCTCAAGTTGCTTGAGAATCTGCATCCTTCTTAACACCAGAGGATTATCCTTATACTCGACCTCAAGTATCTGATTGGCGATAGCGCTTAACTCAGAAGATGAGGCTCCATTAGTCTTAGCCTCCCCGAATTTACTATAAAGTTCTCCTATAGTGAATACATAGAACTCTGTTCCCCAACTAACCGCTGAGGAAATAAAGTCACTCCCGTAACGAAGACGACAGATCGTGTCTTCTACAAACTTCTGCGCAGCCTCGAAGTTGGACTTCAAGGACATTAATACAGAAGTCTTAGACTCGAAGTTAGCGGCCACCTGTGTTTCGTTTATAGCTTCCTTCTGACTAACTGCCGAAGCACCTCCCGTGCCAACGAGAGACAGAATAACTCTATCCTCTAATCTTTCAACCTCAGATACGTTATACTTTAAGGAGTCGGCATCAATAGTCGTAATATGAACCGGATTACCTAAATCCGCAATACCCTCAGTCTGAGAAGGTATAGGCACTTCAAGGGTCGATCCCGGTCCTACCAGCCTCTTATGACTGCATAAGGGGCATGGTTCAAGGGTATTATCCCTATGAACTATGTAATCCCCATTCTCGTTACGGAGAAATCCGCCATCACAGAAGGAGCCCGTTTCCGTGTTCTCGTAATGACATTCAGACGCGTAAGTGCTGACAATAGGATAGGGAGCATATAAGTCCAAATGCTGTTTAGAAATAGAGAAATACAAAAGCCAATCGAGCGTAGACAATTCCTTGAATATAGGGTTTTTCTTAATATCCTTTTCGCACTCGTTAATAGGAGTGGACCAAAAGAATCTGGCCGGGCAATAACCTAACTCATGGGCTGATTCGGTCAATTGACTCTGAATCTCCATGATCCCGTTACTGCCGGGGGCTAATTGAAAGGTTCTATAAAAGGTATCGTCAAAAACAGCAACCACATTACCCGGCTGCCTAAACGCGATCCAATTCAAAGTGGTTCCATCACACTGAACATCGTAATCAATTACATCCTCTATATTTAGCCAATAGAAATAAGGCTCCGGCCTCAACGTAGACTGAACCGGAGGAATATCCACGATCAGTATGCTGTTTGGGGCGGTCTTAAGGTGCTGCCAGCCTACGGTCTTCCATACATTAGGTTCATTGAGCTTATTCTGCCTATAGTCTCTCCAATCCTCATCATACTCAGTCTGACTGAACTGATAAGCAAACGCAGAGTTCCGGGACTCGAATACGCGCCCTAACTCCCTGTACACATTCTCTATAATACTAGGAGTCTGTAGGGGAAATTTGAATAAATGCAAGAAGACGTTATATTTGTCCTTCGGTAACAAAGCCTTCACCCAATTCAAAAAGATGGTTGTCGGTATTGTTACAGATGAACTATCATAGTTCGTCTCCGTGTGAAACCTCACTCGAGCCTGTTGAAGAATCGCTGTCCTTATTGACTGACTCTTCTGGGGCTTTTGCAGTATTTCTTTGATTTGAACTAGTTCTAAAGCTGCCATTCACAAATGTATAAGGGGAGTTTTTTGGTAGGGACCATCCCCCGCCATTATCAAGAGAAAGGAGCCTCGACGCGTGTGACGCATCGAAGTCCCTAGACTCATCCAGACTTTCGCTGAAAAGTGTTATCTTATCAATCATAGTCCTTTTTGTTTTTAAGCGCCTACGGATGTAGCGTTAGCCAAGTCCGTCAACGGGTTGAAGTCTGTTGGAGTAACAAGCGTAAACTTGTCAGACCAATTAGGATAGAAATCCCAACTCATTACGTTAGCGTCCGGTTCCTCAAATCCGCCAGCTTTTTTATCACCGACGAAGAACTTACCGATTGGAATCGGGAAGTATTTGGTAGGAGTGGTTAAGTCGTCAGCTAATCCGCCAATACGGCCTGCGTCGTCAATCAGGAATACACCTACGTTTTCACACATGTACTTTTTCAAAATGGCAATCACAGATTGTTTCTGATTATACATGTTACAAGTGAATGTACTCGGGTCGCGACCCACAATCATTTCGATACCTCCAAGGGTATTGTTACCTCCACCAAAAGTTTTGGCGGCGCCCGCTTCGGACGTAGGCCCCATTATATAAGGACTCACAATTACTTTCGAACCGTCTGCGGCTGAAAGAAGCGGAGTCCAAGAGGCTAGCACGCCAGGTGTGGCAATGCTATTCTTTGTAGTTCCCGTTTTAAAAATCCTTTGGATTATTACTTTCTGGATTTGTCCTATGGACTCCTCGCAAGCGGGAATAGGTAAGTCGTCGAGATGTGCTCCTAAGGGGCACCCACACATTAGACCCATAATCTCTTAATTTTAAATTATACTTTACGGAACCAAAGATAGTGTTTATTCTCGACCGAAAATACTACTCAGAAGAATATTTAACTTTATTTAATTCGTTCTTCTTACGCCCCCTCGCCTAAACACCTTAGATATGTGCATCTCATACACTCCGGTCAAAGCATCTGGCGCATCATCAGGCTGATTACCTTGCTTCTTCTTGTACTTCATAATAGCCCTGTAGAACTCCGGCCAACGGGTTGCCCAATCTTCGGGGAATAGTATATCGTTCATCACTCCGGCTGAGTTACTAAATATACGGGACTGCTTATTTTGCGTCTGGGTGAACGTACGGATTATACAACGGAATATGTGGGCTACCCTGAGAAGCTTCTTCACCGCTCGCGCGTATCCCCGGCCACCGTTATTAGACTCGATCTCACTGAGCGTAGTCTTGTTCTTAGAGAACATCTGAGCCTGCTGAGGCTCCGTGACCTCCATAGAAGCATCTGTGAATAATATGTCCGTAACATAAGCATACTCGGGCGTATCTATGAAACAAATAGAGCATAGGTTATCCTTACCCGTATCGGCCGTATCCGTATAGTTCCAGGACCGAGTAGACAACCTAGGCAACTGCTCGGGTTTATACGTACCAAAGCCCTCCTGATACATAAGGCCCTTCTTAGGCGTGGGGTCCTGCATGTACTGAGTGTCAAAGTTATACTCGTCAATGCGTCGTAAGTCCTTTAGCTCCGATAGCGTATGCTTCATCTCCCAAAGAGCTTTTTCCTCACCGTTCTCATCTGTGTAGATGGCCGGGAGCGATAGGACCGTCCATTTATCCGGCTCGATCTCTTTAAGGTAGCCACACAGGTCATGATCATCCAGGCGTTGCATGATAATGATAATAGGCGTCTTCCTTGAGTTCACACGGTTACGGATAGTGGTCTCGAAACGTAAGTTGATCCGTTCTCTGACCAGATCGGATGCGGCATCCTCGGGCTTGATAGGATCATCTATCAGTATGGCGCCCTGGAAGACGCCCTGA